GCCAGGCTTACTGAAGCAGAGCTGCTTAATGCGCTTGCGGATATTCTGGGTGTGCGCCGGATCCTTGTAGGCAAAGGCATTTATAACACAGCCAAAGAAGGCAAGCCTTTCGCTAGCGCGGATATCTGGAATGACGATTACGCGATGGTGGCAACAATCGGGGATTCGCAGCGGCTTTCCGATCCAAGCGTCGGAAGAGTGTTCTTATGGAGCGCTGACAGCCCGGAGAACGCGACGGTCGAGCAATACCGCGACGATGCGGCAAGAAGCGATATTTTCCGCGTAAGGCAGCATGTCGACGAGCTTATTATAGACCCGTATTTTGCGCATCTAATGAAAGTCGACGCCTAAGCAAGCGTCTTAAAACAAGCAATGCGCCGGGAGGCTTTAACGGCCTCCCGGCAAGGCTTGGAAAGCGGGGGCTATGGCTTTCAAGGATAATTTAGCGCAGGATGCGGCAGAAACATTCTTAAACTCGGATGAGTTTGCCGAGGAAATTACCTACACGCCTAAAGGCGGATCAGCGAAAGTTATTAAAGCGCTTGTGAACCGCAAGCGCATAGACCCTGCCTACGAGGATGCGGGCCGCGTTCTCATAAACCAATGTGAGATATTTATTGCCAATGATGAAACATCCGGTGCCGCGTCTATTAACAAAGGCGGGGATATTGTTTCGCTTGCAGAGGTTGTCGGCGGAGGCGCAATTGACTGGGTAGTGGCGGATATCTTAGGACAAGACGAAGGAGTATGGCATTTGCTTTTGCAGAAATGAGCGAGCTAAAACTGGAGATTAACACAAAGAATTTAGAGCGGGCAATCAGGCTTTTTCCGAAAGAGCTAAAATACAAAATTGCCGACGGGATGGATCATGCCACGCGCAAATTCTTAAAAATCTTCAAACAAACACGGCTTCAGGGCCCGCCAGGGATAAAGGGCAGGCCTCATGGGATTTTTACGCATTTCAGCAGGGCAAGCCTCCTGTCGCAGGATATCGAGGGCATGGGCATGGTGATTTTCTCGGATTCAAAGATTGCCCGCATGCATGAACAGGGTGCAACGCTTAAAAATCCAGGGGGCGGCAAGCTTGCCGTGCCGCTTTCGGCAAGGAAAGAACTATTTACCTCTGACGGCAGGCTTAAGAAACAATACAAGCAGCCGCGGCTGCTTAAAAATGTTATCCCCATTCAATTGAAAGGCAAGACATTCCTGGCCAAGGTTAAAAAGAAACTGCGCGAGCTGATCCCTATTTTTGTTTTGAAAAACAGCGTGCGCATCCGGCCAAGGCTCATGTTCTATAAAACATGGGATGACATGCAGAATGAGCGGATAGATATTTTAAACAAATCAATTGAAAAGGCGCTGAATAAAGTATGACGGTCAGAGAAAGCATTTTAGAGAACGTAAAGACAACGCTTGAGGCAATCTCAATCGCAAACGGTTATCACAATGACATTGCCAGCGTGCAGAGGTGGCGGCAGTCCGGGAATTCGCTTGTCTTGATCCCTTGCATAGTGATTAATGCCGGACCCGAAGAAAAAGAGCCGGTGCCTAACCCTTTTACAACCTGCAAGTTTACCGTCTATCTTGATGTCTGGACAAGGCAGGCGCAGGATGATCCGCAGCCGACAGACGCGCTCTTAAATAGTCTTTTGGGAGATATCGAAAAATCGCTTATGGTTGACTACACGCGCGGGGGTTTTGCCAAAGATACGAATATCAAGTCCAATGTCCTTTTTGAAACTTTGGAAGGCCAGCCGCAGGCAGGCATCATCATAGAGCTGGAGATATTTTATCAGCACAAACAAAACGATCCCGAAATTTCGGGATAGAGGAGGTTAAATCATGCTTACACGTAAGCGTCAATTAGCAGCAAAAATAGAAGCGGTAGAAGGCACCGCTGAAACTTTGGCTGCGGCAGATGCCAGGCTTTTAGTCTATAACCCGAAGGTGAGTTTTGATATTGCAATGTTTGAGCGCAACCCTGCCAGACAGACATTTTCGAACATAGGCAAAATCCCCGGCAAGCGGCCTGCAGGATTATCATTCCGCTTAGAGTTACGAGGTTCAGGCGCAGCTGCTACTGTGCCGGAATGGGGCAAGCTGCTTCAGGCCTGCGGATTTGGGGTTAATACTCTAAAGTCCATGAATATAGGTGCGATTACCAACGGGCCTTTTCAGCATGGAGAAACGATTACCGGCGGCACATCTGCGGCTAAAGGGAGAGTTGTTATTAATACCGCTAACGGCGCAACCGCGATCCTGTTTGTTACTATTTCCGGGACCTTTGTCAGCGGAGAAGTAATTACCGGAGGTACGTCAACTGCAACTGCCGCTACATCATCTGTGCCGTCAACTGTCGGCAATGAGTTTAAGCCGATCTCAGATAGCATTCCGTCTCTTACCCAGGGCTGCTACGAGGACGGCCTGCGAAAACTTTTAAAAGGATGCCGGGGCAAGGTAAAGTTTGGCTTTAAGTCAGGAGAGCCGGTACTTCTTGATTTTGATTTTCAGGGCGTAGAAGCAGGGGTAGCGGATACGGCATTTCTTAGCAACGTCACTTACGAAACTACCAAGCCCCCGGCGTTTTTAAGCGCGCTTTTCTCAGTGGATGCTTATTCCGCTAAGGTCGGAGAAATGGATATCGATTTCGGCAGCATCCTGGCAGAGCGAGACGATATAAATGACCAGCGCGGGATCTTGTCTTTTGCTGTTACCGGCAGAAATGTCCTAGGTTCATTTAACCCGGAGATGGTTTTATCTGCTGCGTATGATTTTCATGCCAAGTGGTTTTCAGGCGCTGAGATGGTGGTTGATTTTACAGTGGGATCTGTCGCCGGGAATAAGTTCAGGTTTTATATTCCCCGCGCGCAGTATACCAAGGTTGAAGATGAAGATAGGGACGGCCTGCAAATAGCCAAGAGCACGTTCAGTCTCAACGGCTCGCTTTTATACGGGGATGATGAATTAAGCATTTTAGCGTTATAAAAAAAGGAGGTAGCCCATGCTTACCGGAATAAACATTTATGAAGCCAAGCCTTATAAGTCAAAACTCGATCCGGATAAGGATAATTCCACAATCTTTCACGTCGGACTTTTGGATTCTTATTTAAGGGCTTATATCGAGGATCAAACCACGTCTTTTGAATTCAGCTCCAAGAACCCGAAGGATCCGGCTAAGGCAAATATTAACGCCTCAAAGCGTAATCTTTTAGTGGTCAAGTTCGGGCTTAAGGGTTTTGACAACTTTTTGGATCCGCGGGATAAGAAGCCGCTTAAGTTTGACACGGTTTCAACGGCAATAAACGGGAAGAATTATACGGCTGTTACCGATGAGATTATTTCGATGCTGCCCAAGGCTTTGATAGACGAGCTTTCGGAAGTGATTTTAGCCGAGAATTCGTTGAGCGGGGACGAAGAAAAAAACTGATCCTGGCGGTCGGGCTGCACAAGTTTAAGCTCGACTGCCAGACGTGCTCAGACGCTTTAAAGCTGGAGCGCGGCTGCGAGGAAGATTCGCCGATTGAGGGCGTCTGGAAGTTAAAGGACTGGGAATTCAGGCGGTGTCCAAGGAAACTTGTTACTAGAGCGAGCATAGAATATTTGAACGCGTATCTTTTTTTCGAGAAAGGATATCTGCCTAATCCCGGCGGCTGGTTAGATCAGCCGCTTAAATTTATCCAGGCAATGAAGATAATCGAACGCGAGATTGCGCTGGCAAAAGAAAAAGAGGATTAATGCCTACTAACAGAGAACTCGAAATCATCATGAAATTAAAAGACGAGGTCTCAAAGCGCCTGCAGGGGATAGAAGGCAATCTGCAGAAGTTCGCCAATTCCTGCAAGCAGCTTGGTGGCACGCTTCGTCAGGTAGGCAGAGAGATAGCGCAGGTCGGCCAGAACCTTGTTTTTATGGGCGGCGCATTGACCGGGCCCCTTGCTCTTGCCTTTAAATCCGCAGAGAAATATTCCCTCTCCGTTTCAAACGAGCTTAAACGCCTTGATAACGCCTTTATCGGCCTGCGGGTAAGTATTGCCGAGGCATTAGTGCCGGTTGCGCATAAGCTGGCCAATGTCTTTGGCAATCTGCTTAATATGTGGAATAGCCTGACACCGGCAACACAGCAAATGATCGTTCAGACTATTGCAGTGACTGGCATTTTTATGACGCTTAGCGGAGTTGTAGTTGCTTTGATAGGGCGGCTGATACGTTTGAGCGGGCTTATTATTGGCTTGGTCGGCAAGCTGGCCTTATTTGCCCTGGCGCATCCTTGGATTGCCGGGATTGCTGTTGCCGTATCAATTCTTATTGTTGTATTTCTCAAATTCAGAGATGCAGCGGTGCCGGTCCTGAATGCAGTTGAGATCGGCGCGGAGATGGTCTACATCGGATTTGTCAAACTTATCAAATATCTCTTGGTGGGTTTTGACAAGCTGGCCCTTGGGCTAGAGAAATTTTACGATGTTTTGGGCAAGCTTCCCGGAAAACTCGGCGAGCCATACAGGGAGGCATCAGAGCACATCAAACGCTTCCGCGATAATCTGCAGGGCCTGATCAAAGCCTCTGATGCGGAGATGGACAGGGTAGGCAATAAGATTTCAAACGTCCTGGTGACCGGCGAGGGCAGCCTCGTTAAAGGATACGACAAGGCAAAGAATGCGATAAATGGTTTTATTGATGCCCTTAAGAATTTAGGCAAGGATGTAAAGATTGAGGAAGTGGCGCAGAAGTTTGACGCGATTCAGTCTATGGGGGAAGGCGTTGCCCGGTCATTGGGAAGCGTATTTAAGCACTTTTTTAGCGATGCGTTCAAAGGACAGATTGATGATGTAAGAGATTATTTCGCTGAATTAGGCAATATGATGCTGGAGGTCCTTGCTGAGGTCTTGGCCAGGATGATTCTTGTTAAGACTATCGGTTCAATTTTTCCCGGTATGATCCCGTTTTTCCATCAGGGCGGAATGATTTATCACTCAGGCGGCCAGATCTTACCTGTCCGAGCGCACGCAGGGCTTGCGCCTGATGAGGTGCCGGTTATTGCCCAGACCGGAGAAGGAGTTTTATCCAGGCGCGGTATGGCTGCCTTGGGCGGGCCGGACAACTTAAGATCTCTAAATGAAGGAAAGCCTGCCAAAGCAGGCATAACCATAAATGTGAATCAAGTTATCCAGGCGTGGGACGCGCAGGACGTATGGCGAAACCGCAAGATGTTATCAAACGCCATTGCGGATGACATTTATAACAACGGCAAGATTCGGTCGGTAATCAGGAGTTATACATGAGCGATTTTACTCATCTTCCGGATTTTCTCATTGATGAGGCGGTGGAATACAAAACGCTTGTGTCTGAGTTTGAAAACGGAGCAGAGCAGAGACGGCGTAAATGGGCGAATCCTTTAGCAAAATGGACACTCAGATTTAATAACAGGACCCAGGCGGAGATGGCAGAAGTTTTAGATTTTTTTAAGAGCAGGTTTGGGGCATTCATGGCATTCACCTGGACGAATCCTAATGATTCGTTTGAATACACCGTGCGTTTTGTTGAGGACAGCTTTCAGTTTAGCCGCAAGGCATACGGAGTGTATGACTTTGAATGCGAGTTTGTTGAGGTGAAATAATGCCGCGAGAAATAGACGCTACATTCAAGCAGGAGAAAGCCAAGCGCGAGAATGCGCCGATATTTTTATATACGCTTGAAAAATATGACGGCACAAACGATCTCTATCTTGCGAGCTTTGACGAGGATGTAATTTATAACGGCATTACTTATTCGCGGTTTCCTATAACTCATGAGTTTGTAGGCGAGAACAATCAAGGCCAGATTGACCAGGTTAAGGTGCGCCTCGCCAATGTCTCAAGGCTGATCCAGCTTTACTTGGAGCAGTTCGATTTCCGTGGCAAAAAAGTCACGATACGCATGGTCTGGCTGGATCAATTATCTGATCCGGACGCCTTTATGGACGACATATTTTACATCGACAGCTATACGGCAGACCAAAACAATGTGGAGCTTACCCTGACAGGAAAGTTTGACGTTCTCGGCGTAGACCTTCCGGCAAGGCGGTATTCGCGCAATTACTGTAGCTGGAAGTTTAAAGCCGCGGAGTGCGGTTATTCGGG